GATCCATCGAGAGCAGCCTACGATAAACTTCAAGCAAGCGTTAGCGAATACAGAAAAATAAATCCAGGCAGTAGAGATAAACCGTATGGAGAAGGTTTGACATTTGAAGATTTTAAAACTAGGTATGATGCGGGTACAGACTCCTTCCAACCAACATATTCAGGTCCACCTATGCAACCATTACAATCTGCAAGCGGAGGACTAGGAGGGCTACTAAGTAGATTCCCAGGTTTGGGCAATGCCACACCAGGGCCGGTTGATCCAATTATGCAAGGATTTCAAGAGTCTGAGTTTCATAAAAACGCTAACAAGATGCAGCAAGATGCAGTCGACTTTAAATATAAAGGCAAAGACAGGACGATGAATAGTTCGATGCATGGAGCTTTTAAACAGTATTTAGATTCAATTGGTAAAAGAGATTTATATCAAGGAAATGTTTTTTCTACTCCCCAACAACCAGGAAGAGGTCTACTAAGTAGTACCCCAGGTGAAAATCCATACGCACTCAACAATCCATCGAATCCATTGAATCAATTGAATGTTACTCCCCCCGAAATTCCTGTAAGTATGCAACAACCGATACCAGGATTGGGAGCTCCTCCCCAAGGCATTGGTTCGGGTTGAACGACCTACTCCCCAACAACCGATGACGCCTACTATGCCAGGAAATACTATGCCCGAAAATACAATGGGAGGAATTAATAGTTTGTCAGAATTTGGCAAACCACCTTCGTTAGGAGGGAATAATAGTTTTCAACCCAATCAACAACCGTTTAAGGATAATCAAGGACTTAATAGTTATATAGATAATATGGTTAATGGAAGATTAAAAGATATCTTCGGTGGGATAATGGGGTCATTTAAATGATGAGTAGAACAGTGACTACCTATTCAATTTTAATGTATAAATTAATTTTATTTTTCTATAAACTATTTAACAAATGCAAATAGATACCAAATATATCGCATCATTTCTTCCTATGATTTTAGCTGTAGGAGTTTTATATGGAAGTTTTTCAAATAAAATAGAAGCATTAGAAAGAGAAGTAAGTGATATTTCCCAGATGAAAACAGATGTAGCTATTATTAAGGAAAAATAATGTGGATGGAAAACTATATGAGAAAAGGTAAATAATGTTTAAAAAATAAAAAAATATTTAAAAAGATTAGAGAATATTTAAAAAGATTAGCTTGTAATGTATTTCACATTAAAGAGTGTTCTTGCGATAATGACCAAAAATAGGTCAATGACAAAAAGTACAGTTAATAAAGCAGGCAACTACACAAAACCTACTCTAAGAAAAAATATATTTAATCGTATTAAAGCACAAGCTTCACATGGAACTGGCGCTGGACAGTGGTCAGCGAGAAAAGCACAAGCGGTAGCTAAAGCATATAAAAAGCTGGCGGAGGATATAAATCCTAATGGTTAATTTAAAAAAGTCACAAAAAAGTTTAAAAGCATGGGGAGATCAAAAATGGCAAACGAAATCTGGAAAGCCTTCTTCCAAGACAGGCGAAAGATATCTACCAGAGAAAGCAATTAAGAGCCTGACCCCTGCGGAGTACGCTGCAACGACAAAAGCTAAAAGAAAAGGCAAAGAAAAAGGCAAACAATTTGTATCTCAACCAAAGAGTATAGCAAAGAAAGTAAAACCTTTTAGACGTGTCTACGTAAAAAACAAGCAGAAAAAATTAAAGCAGACGTTATTCAATGGTCTAAAAAAGTTCTTGAACCTATGAATAAACACATAGGTTTTCCCGCTTGCCCTTTTGCAGCTAAATGGAGAAAAGAAGGTAAAGTACGAATTGAAGTTCGTATGGATAAAACAAAGTATGAAAAGCACTTAACTCCTGTCTTAAAATCTTGGAATAAAAAACAACATGATATTATTATTTTTTGCGATCCTTTTTGGGATCAATTTACACCGGAACAATTTCAAGAAAAAATAAATTTTTACAATAAATTGTATAATAAAAAGACGTTTATTTTATGGGATTTCATCCTTCAAACCCAGCAACGACAGAAGAACAAGCTTTTTTAGTAGATCCTACAGAAGAAGAAGTAAAACATAGTGATTTAGAATATTCTATGATGCTTGTTCAAAAGTTTAAACAACTGTATGAAGCAAGTTGCAAACTCCATAAGATAGGTTATTATGAGAAGTGGCCAAAGGATTACTACGAAGACGTAGTATTAACTAGGCAAAATTTATATAAAAACTTTTTATTAAGGAGTACAAGTCATGATGAAAAAAAACAAGTTATCAAAAAACGCGGTGGCGGAATGATGAAGAAACAAGTCGTTAAAAAACGCGGTGGCGGAATGATGAAAATGAAAAAAGGTGGAATGACAACTAAAGGAACTAAAAAGTAATTTAATATGTCTACTTCAGGTACAACCACTTTTACTCTAGATACAGAAGAACTTATCGCTGAAGCGTTCGAACGTTGTAATAAACAAGTAAGAACAGGTTATGATATTAAATCTGCTAAAAGAAGTTTAAATTTATTACTTTCTGAATGGGGTAATCGTGGTGTACATATTTGGAAAGTTGAAAATGCTACAATTAATTTAACTGCAGGCACAACTTCCTATCAACTTCCAGCTAATACCGATGATATTTTAGAAGCGGTTTTTAGAAATAATAATGTAGATACAACTATGACTCAGGTTTCAAGATCTGAGTATTTACAAATTCCTAATAAATTCTCTGAAGGAACACCAAGTCAATATTATGTACAACAAGAAATAGCCACTGCTAATGGTCAATCTAATGTAACAATTAATTTATATTTAACTCCTAATGTCACCGACACTCAAATTAATTTTAATTATATGGCAAGGATTCAAGACGCTGGTTCTTATACAAACATACCAGATATTTATTATACTTTTTATCCTTGTTTAACTTCAGGATTAGCTTTTTATTTATCTCAAAAATACAATCCGGTTAAAACTCAAGAATTAAAAATGTACTATGAAGATGAACTTAATAGGGCACTCATTGAAGGTAGTCAATCTACTTCAGTGCACTTAACTCCATCAAACTTTTTTCCTTCGGGGTATTAACTATGGCGTTTGCGGTTGGCACTCATTCTCAAGCTATCTGCGATAGATGTGGCTTTCAATATCCTTACTTAACTTTACTAAAAGAATGGAATGGTTTATTAGTTTGCACACAATGTTATGAACCTAAACAGCCACAATTAAATCCTCCTTATAATAGACCTGATCCAGAAGCTTTAAAAAACCCTAGACCAGATGGACCTAATATAATGTATGTCTATGTAGGAGCACCAGGGGATAGTTCTTTTACTTCGGTAGGAATGCAACCATCAGTTCAAGAACAACCATTGATTATAGGATCAAGAATTGGTAGAGTAGTAATAGAGATAGTGAACCCATAATGAATTATTCTGAATTATTAGACAATGTTAGAAACTACACGGAAGTAGATATTAATGTATTATCTAATTCCATTATTAATGTTTTTCTTATTAACATAGAAGATCAAGTAGCAAGGGAGGTTGATTCCGATGCACAACGAAGATATGCCACCACTACCACTGTTGCTAATAATGCTTTTCTTAACGTTTCTGGCCCTGAAGGGGGATTCAGATTCGCTAGAGGATTACAAATTCTCAACTCCGACAATGAGCGTACTTGGCTTCAACAAAGAGATGCCACCTTTTTAGATGAATACTCTCCTTTAAGAAGTGAATCTACAGGTACAGGAGTCCCTAAATTTTGGGGAAATTGGGATGCTACTAATATTATTTTAGCTCCAACTCCTAGTGAAGTATATACTATTGAAATGTGGTATGATGAAACTCCTGAAAGACTTAGTAATACTAATACAACAACATTCTTATCTACAAATGCTCAAGAAGTTTTAATTTACGGTTGTGTAGCTCAAGCATATTCTTACTTGAAAAATCCACAGGATATGCAAATATACGACCAGAAGTTTCAATCGGCGTTAACAACTTATGCTAACGAACAGATGGGACGTAAACGTAGGGACGAGTACATGGATGGCGTGTTACGAATTCCTCTAAGATCAGTAGACCCAGGAGGTACATAAGATGGCAATTAACCAAGCAGTTTGTGCTACATTTAAAGAACAAGTTCTGTTAGCAGAACATAGCTTAACAGCAAATACTATTAACCTTGCGCTTTTTACAAGTTCAGCAACTTTAGACGCAAACACAACAGCATATTCAGCAACTAATGAAGTCCCAAACTCAGGAACATATGCAGCTGGCGGTGGTACTTTAGCAAGTGCAACTGTAGGCTTAACAAAAACTAATGCGACAGCGTCAACAGCTTTTGTTGATTTTGCAAATTTAAGTTTTACTTCTGCAACTATTTCAGCACAAGCAGCTGTAATATACAATGCAAGTAATGCAAGTAATGTTAATGCAGCGATTGCAGTTTTAGATTTTGGTGGTGTAAAAACATCAACTAATGGAACATTCACAATTGCGTTTCCAACAAATGATGCAACAAGTGCTATATTGAGACTATCCTAGTCTAGGAAGTCTCCATGGCAGATTTCAAGGTTGGAGTAGAGAAACCTGGAGTTCAGGTTCTTTCGGTGAACAAGCACCAGTTAATGCTACAGGTGTCGAATTCAGCGCGAGCACTGGAACACTAAGTCAGATTTCTGACGTAGTAATAGTCTGTACACCCGTTACTTTATCTTTAGCCATAGGAGACTATATAGCTGAAGGTATAAATATTTTTCCGCTTACAGGCGTTCAATCAAACACATTTTTAGGCACACCAACTGTTGAAGAAGGTCACGGCATTGAAGTAACAAGCTTGGCTATGACTTTTACCGAAGGGGAAGAAGCTAGTTCGGGATCAGTGGACGCTGGTTGGGGAAGATCCACCTGGGGTTCTTTTGCGTGGAATGAAAATATAGAAATTTTTGCGAACGTCACAGGCGTTCAAATGGTTTCCTCTTTAGCAGACGTAACTGTTTCAGTAGGAACAGGAGTTATTGTCTCTGCAACAGGACTTCCAATCAATTCGACTTTAGATTCTGTTACTCTTGAAACAGATCAAATCATAGAACCTAATTCTTTAAGTATTGGCGTTGCTTTATCAGGAGCTACTGTTTCTGCTGAAGGAAGTGTAGCTGTCATTGCGCCAACAGATCAAATGGATTTCCAGCTAGGCACTGTTATAGCTGAAGCTCAAAGTATTGTTGATCCAAACCCTGTTGTAATCAATACAAGTCTAGGGTCAGTAGATATAGAGATTATTTCCGTTATTGAACCAACCGCTGTTACGTTAACTACTACTTTAGATAATGTCACTGTTATTGAAGGAACAGGAGTTATTGTCTCTGCAACAGGAATAGGAATGACCTTTAGTGAGGCTTCTATATCTCCTACAGGTGATGCTTTAGTTTTCCCAACTTCATTGACTATGACCTTATCTTTAGCTAATATATATTCAACTCCATGGGCAAACGTAAACACCAATGCAAACAATACTTGGACAGGGGTAGATACTGCTACGATAGCTGCGTAAAATGATAACCTCTGCTATTAATACCCATATACTTAATAATAAAAATATTATTAAAAAAGCAACTAATATTTTTGCTTTTTGTAAAGCCACAAAGCAATTAATTAAAAATTCTGTTGTTACAAAAAATGCAAATAGAACTTTAAATTTTTTAGAAATAAAACATCCTTACATAGAATCTTTAATTAAAGATTTAGAAGAAGAATTTTATAATAACCCTTATGATTATTCTCAAGGCGAAGATCTAAAGATTTTAAGAAATTTCCCTATTCTATTTCCTATATACATATCATAGAATTTTTAGAGGAAGGTTATGAATTAATTCATAATAATGAGTTAACAGAAGATTTAACTATAGTAATGGGTTTAAATAAATGGAAGCCAGGAAATACTTTTCAACTAAGCTTTAGAAAGCAAAGTGTTAAATATCCTTTTCAATTTGAGGAAGGTTTTGCAGTTGTGTTTAAATCTTCTACCGCAAGAGAAGTTTTAAAAGTAAAGGCTCCAGGAGATAAAATGCTGGTAATATCACTTGTAAAAGATTTATCTAAATCAGATATAATGAAGAAAAGGCTTAAAAAATTATCTTTAATAAGAAAAGAAGAGATAGCAAATAATGCCTTGAATAGTAGAGGAAAATTTAGTAGATTTTGGAGAGGTTTAAAAAATGGCATCAACATATTCAGATAGTTTAAAACTAGAACTCATGGCAACAGGCGCTAATGCGTCAACCTGGGGAACAAATACAAATACAAATTTAGAAGTCCTTGACGCTTTTGCTCAAGGTTACGTATCAAAATCAGTAGCGGGTTCTGCTGATGTGACATTAACTACAGGTAATGCAGATCCTGACGCTGAATCAGCTAATAAAGTTATTGAACTTACAGGCGCTTTAACAGGTGCTATTTCCGTTTTAATTCCAGCTGTTACAGGTGGAAGTGAATATCTTATTTATAACAATACATCAGGAGCTTATGCTCTTACAATCGCAGCAACAGGACACGTAGCTAATGGTGTTGTAGTTACTCAAGGTGCTTACTCAAGAGTTTATTGTGATGGCACTGCTAATTTTAATGTAGCAGTTTCTACTTCTGTTTTAGGTGCTGTTACTACTAAAGGTGCAGTGCTTTGATGCGGGAGCAACTGTCACTGCTGGTCAAGCTTTAGTCGCTGGTTCAGGCAGTATTAATCTTAGAAGTAATGGTGAAGTTTCTGCTACTTTATTTACAGGTTCAGGCGCTGGTTTAACAGGCGTTGATCCTTTTCCTTCAGGAACAAAAATGGTTTTTTATCAAGCGTCTGCTCCGACTGGTTGGACGCAAGATACAACAGCTGCTTTAGCTAATACAGCTATGTCTATTGTCACTGGTTCAGGTGGAGGCACAGGCGGTGCAACAAGTTTTTATGATGTTTTTAATGCGTCAACTCAACCTGTAGATTTAGGTTCTGTGACCGTTTCTGTTACAGGTGCAGTAGGGGCACATACTTTAACTACTCCTGAAATTCCTTCTCACACCCACCCACCAGTATCCCATTTGGCTAAATAATCTGGGCCTAACCCCGCTACTATTTGGATATGGACCCTAGCAATACAGAGTACCTATAACAATTAATCCTACAGGTGGAGGAGGTAGTCATACCCACCCTTTCAGTGTTAGTAGCTCTTCTGCCGGCGGCACTGCAAGCACTCCCGCTTTAATGTAAAATATGCAAATGTTATTATTGCATCGAAAGACGCTTAAAAGTTTAAATGCCTATATTTGACCCTGACGGCAAATGCCCGTTACTCAATAAAAAATGTATTAAACACCAATGTGTTTGGTATAATATGCTTCAAGGTAATCATCCTCAAACAGGTCAAAATATTCAAGAATGGGGTTGCTCTATTGCTTGGATTCCTTTACTTTTAGTAGAAAATTCTAAACATTCCATGGCTACTACATCAGCTACTGAGTCTTTTAGAAATGAAATGGTTAAAGGAAATGATGCCTTAATGGAATTAAGTAAAGAAGCTATAAAACAAAAAACACCAATGAATGGTATATCTACTTTAATGGGAATGATTGGAAATCATCAAAGAGCTTTAGCGGATAAAGACCCTAATATGGAAGATGAAACTGTTAGACAACTAAGCAATAATAAGATAAAAGTAAAGAAGACAAAAAAGGTTAAAAAAATAGGCATTAATAAATAACACCACTGTTAATACTAGACTTAGTATACTTTTCGATTCCGATGTTAATTCTATTAACGAAAATAATGGTCCTAGATCAAGTTCAGGAAACACTGAGTCTGATGTTTACGTTGATGAAAATGAAAATCAAAAAGTATGGTTAAATGTAAGATCACATACAGAAGTTCCAGAGAACATTCATGCTTTTAATTGGAATGTTCTAACTAATACAGGAACAATTGAATATGTAACAACTCAAGAAAATGAAGTTGTTAGTATTATACCTCAGTGGGCAACTAATGTTGTTATTAGAGTGGAAGCTAGTGATATATGGAATGAGGCTTATATTGAGGATTCCACGGCACAACTCACTGCTTGGACTGACTTAG